GGTGATGATAAAAACTGGGACGGAAAAGTGGACATCAAAGATAAAATGATGGAAGCAGAAGAAAAAGCTAAAAGCTAAAATCCCTTAGCTAAGTCAATAAAGGACTAGCATGGACAAAAAACAAATTATAAATGAAATAATCGGGGTAGTTAATCTATCTCATAAATTTCGTATAGCTCTAGAAAATAAATTACACTGGGGACAGGAGCTAAGACAATTATTAAGTTCCCCAGATAATAATAAAGAATTATTAAACACTCATTTAAAAAATGGGACGGAACAGAGATAACTCTGTTTAGGAAATAAAATGGCAAGACAAGGCGGATTTCTTAGTGGGCCAAGTATACATGGTACATCAAAGCTAACTAAGCATAAACTAAAAAGAGGACTCACTAGAGACCTAAACGCTGCGGCAGGAACTTTTGTTAATACAAAAAGTCCTATGTCTAGCGCAGCAGGCTTCTATGGAGCTTCTCCAAAATCAATTGGACCAAGATTCGGCAAAACTACTAACCCTAAAAAAGCAAGGTTTAGTAAAAAGGGTGCAAGTCGAATTTTAAGTAGACGATAAATATTATTCATAAAGACTTTCATAACTTTATGAAAGCAGGGCGACTTAATAAAGTCGTATGGTTAGCACTTGGATATGACAAACAGCGAAAAAGCAAGGCTAAAAAAGGCAGGACTCACAGGGTTAAACAAACCAAAGAGGACTCCTAAGCACCGAACTAAAAAAGCAGTTGTAGCTGTAAAAGTTAGTGGCAAAGTGAAAATTATCCGCTTCGGAGCTCAAGGCATGGGACACAATTATAGTCCTGAAGCCAGAAAGAGTTTTAAAGCGAGACACGGAAGAAATATCAAAAAAGGTAAATCTTCTGCAGCCTATTGGGCAAACAAAGTATTTTGGGCAGGTAAAGGTGGTTCAACAAAAAGACCACCCAGCTCCCAGAAAAGAACATTTGGAAGTAAACAAAGGAAAAAATGACAATACCAAGAGTAATTGACAAGAGACAAATATGGCTTGATGGGTTAGCCCTACAAGCTGCAGACGTATTAAAAAGATTTCAGAAAAGAGAAATTAATGGAATAACTCCGACTAATACTGAGACCGACATTATAGATTTATGTGGAGGATACCTCTACCTTCTAGAACTTACCAAAGACCATGGACTATTCGAGTCCGAAGACCCCTTTAACTTATTTCAAAAAGAGATTTTACATTGATAGAAGTAAGTCGTTCCGATGTAGTCTCCGACTACTTAATGGAACTCCAACCCGAAACAAGATTTATTAAGTTACCTATTGAAGGGTATCTTGATTTATTAAATGTTACCCCCAACTCCTCACAAACTGCAATTATTAACGCAATTAACAATCCTAAGTACAGATTTGTTTGCGCAGCAGTATCACGACGACAAGGCAAAACTTATATAAGCAATATTATAGGACAGCTAACATGTTTAGTACCTGGATCTAATGTATTACTTATGTCTCCCAACTACGCTTTATCTCAAATATCATTTGACTTACAGAGAAATCTCATCAAGCATTTTGATTTAGAGGTAACACGAGACAACGCAAAAGACAAAGTTATAGAACTTTCAAATGGTTCTACTATACGAATGGGTTCTATTAATCAGGTAGACTCAGTAGTTGGTAGAAGTTATGATTTAATTATATTTGATGAAGCAGCACTAACAGACGGACGAGATGCTTTCAATGTAGCACTTAGACCTACACTAGACAAAGAAAACTCAAAAGCAATCTTTATTTCGACCCCTCGTGGGCGTAATAACTACTTTGCAGAGTTTTATTATAGAGGCTTCTCCGAGGAGTTTCCAGAATGGTGTTCAGTTAAAGCAACTTATCACGAGAACCCTCGAGTTTCTGATGCAGATATTGAAGAAGCTAAAAAGACAATGTCTCAGGCAGAATTCAACCAAGAATACATGGCAGACTTTAATGTATTTGAAGGACAAGTATGGGCATTTAATCACGAAGAATGTACAGCAGATTTAAAAGAATTAGATACTAGTCAAATGGATGTCTTTGGAGGGCTTGACGTAGGGTACAAAGATCCTACAGCTTTTTGTGTTATTGCATATGATTGGGACAAAAGAAAATATTATTTAGTTGCGGAATATATGAATGCTGAACGTACTACAGAACAACATGCTATAGAGATCAAAAAATTAATCGATAAATGGGATATAGACTTTATTTATATTGACTCTGCGGCTCAACAAACATGATTCGATTTTGCACAAAATTATGGCATTAGCACTATCAATGCAAAGAAATCCGTACTCGACGGAATTGGTCATGTCGCAGGAATTGTAGATAATGATGATCTCATTGTAGACCAAACA